GGTCGTTGGGTACGAGGATGAACTTGCAGATGTGAGGGCGGAACATCCTCATGACGACCTCAGGTCCGTGAATGCTGTCTGCCGGTCCTGTGGCGATGGCGATGACCTTCCTGCCGTCAAAAACGTCGATGCGGTGCATCAGCTGCTTGACGTTATCAATCCACAGATCGTTCTTCTTCAGCGCGCAAACGTGATAGATCAAGTCGCGAATCATTTGTGCTCCGGTGAGGCTTGTCCATTGCCAAAAACTGGCGAATCGCGTCCTTTGTGTGCTCGCGATACTTCTGTGCCCTCTCGAAACCGATCAGCAGCGTCGGTGCTCGCGGCTTTTCAATTAGGTCGATCACGCTCAGGCAGTGAGTGCGGGCATTATTCCACGACGGATTTACTTTGTAATGCACCTCGCTTTGCCAAGTCGATACTAAATCGCGGGTAACCAAAACAATGTGCGGGTTGCGGACGAGGCTCAGCAATCGATCGATCACGAAAACAACAGACGGTACCTTGAATCCCCAGACGGTGTGTCGTTCGTCACGCTCACGGCAAAGAACCTCGACCAATTGCCACTCCTCGCAATCCCAATCGCCACCCTTACGGTCGCGAACCAAATCGCCGATCGCGATGTTAAAGTCCGTGTCCTCGTAGCTTAGGTAGACGGCATTGGGCTTGTTCTCATCGAAATACGAGTCGCCCATGCTCACTCCGGCCTCGGTCAGCAACTGGGCCGTGAATGACGTCCCTCCGCGGTAAGTCCCGATAACAACCACGGTTGCCGGACCTTCCGTGATTGGCGGCCGAAGGACCGTTGTCGGGCTGATCTTCGGACGCGGTGATCGAGGGGCAAACACGGCGTTCCAGTCTGCCGGCGAGATCGCCGGAATGCTAGGGCGAGCGGGCGGTGTGAGTGCCTCCCAATCGCTCACAGAGATCTCATTCAGTGGGTTGTCGTCGAGGTAGCTAGGGTACAGGTCGCGTGAGTACGGGCTCGGCGTTGGATACTGATGCTCAGGCCATGGCTGGTAAACGCTCCACCCTTCATGCCATTGCAATATTCCGCTAAGCCAAGCCTCGGCACCGTATCGATCTCTAGGTACGTCCTGCCATTTTCGTTGGTAGATCACATCGTTCCTAAACCAGAAGAACGTCCCGGCGAACATCCATCCGCCATGTTTTAGACCTGATGGATACGGCGGACGCTTGTCTCGCCAGATCATCTTGTGAGTGCCGACGGCCGCGTGAGTCCTGAGGCAAATCATCGCCCGCGGGATGTCGTCGAGCAGCTGACGGTACATCTCGTTCCGCCAGCGAACGGCGCCGACTTTGTCGCCATCGGTGCTGTTGCCTTTCGTGTGAGCGTAGAACGTGGCACCTTCCCAACAGGACGCCCGACCAATCAGTACGGGGAACGTCGCGACCTCGCGAAGCTCTCGGTCATTGGCGATTTCGACGAACTCAGCGTCCCCCCAATCGAAACGCGACCTGACCTCATCGACCCTCAATAAACCTTCGCCGGCCGCGACAGCGATCAGCTTCCGACCGTTGAATACGCCTCGACTGATCCGCTTGGTTATCTCGCGGCAATTGAACCACCATCCCGCGTTGCCATCGATCGCTGCGACGTGATAGATCAGGTTTCTCGTTTCAGGCTCATAATATTTCTGGTACTCACTGCACGACTGGCAGCATTGGACAACATTAATAGGCTTCACAACTGAGCACTCTCCGTGAATCGAACATCCGAGAATTTTTAGTTCCGTTTGACCGCGACACGTTTTGCAGACAACCCTTCGCCGCTCCTCTTTCTGATGAACGCACCCGAGTTTCAGGGGCAGCTTAATACGCTCCTGCGTTAGTGCCGCATTCCTCCCGACCAAGTCGATATCACTCGCGACGGCGACACCCGGCACGTCGTCTATTCTCAGGTATGTGTTGCTGCAGCACCTCAGCGGCATTGAGACTTCAGACACCAGAAACGAAGCCCGGCACGATGGGCATTTGAATCGTTTTGTAGTCACGCGACTGCCAGCCTCATCGTTGATCCAGATCCGTCGCAGAGCGCGTCCGGGGTTAATGTTCCAGGCGGTGACAGGCCGCACTTTTTACATTGGCCGGCAAATTTTAGCTCCAGGCCGTCGAGAACGCCCGGGCAGTTAATCGGGTCCGCTCCCTCTGGGAGTTCCGTTGACCAGTAAATCCATGTCTGAACCAAGCTGCCCGGGTCAAGTCCGGGATCTCCATTATTTCCCGGCGATTGCAACACTCCCTCAACTACCCATCTATTGTTCTCGCTGTTGTGGTAGAGGGTAACTCCGATTGCGGTGAAGCACGCGAATCCGAGGCCCCCGGAATCATTGCTAACAACTCCCCGGCAGATGACATTTGGTTCATCACTTCCGTCGGTCAGTCCGCACGCCACGCTAGGGCCAAACACTTGAGACCATGAACATGACGATACGTTATCAAAATTTTCAATAGCATCGAATCCGGCCAGTGGCGATCCGCATGCACCGGGTACGGCACCGTGGATGCTGCCCCCTCCGTAAGGAAGAATCCAAGTGCCGTTCGCTCGCTCGCAAAAATCACAGTTAATATCGGCACCCAAACTTCCGGTCGGTGTCGCGCCAGAGCAATGAGTCTCGTGCCCAGGCAACACACCTTCAATCATCGCCGCGATTCTTGCCGGAACGATCTCATCCTCGCAGATGTCGCACCCTGAGGTAATGTTCTCGTCGCATCCCGGGCAGTTCGGGGAATAGATGTTGTGACTGATCGTGATCCCGCTCACGTCAGCGTCACTGGTTCCCAAGTTTTCCCATCCGACGAATTGACCTCTGGTGTCCGGAGCCTCGGCCTCTACAAATTCTCCCAGAGCCGAGGCACTCAAGTTGAAACCGTCGTAGCAGACTTTGACCTGCACCCAGGTATCTTTAATGGCACCAGCCAGAACTACACTACCCAATTCCGCTCCACCGGAATCGTAGATTTTAAGCGTGCCGTCGTTTGCCCCGTCGCTGCTCTCGGCCGTCAATTTTGCTTGTAGCTTATGGGTCGAGTTGAGCCATGCGACGTCGATTGCGACCGACTCGCCGTAGCCTTTGATACGCACGCTCGACGCGAGATAGGTTGTGTGATCAGGCCGACAGTGATTATCAATCCCGGACCATGACTCCCACCATTGTGCCGCGGTGCCGGCGGCGAGTGTCAAAAATCCATCACCGGGAGTCGAGTCGCCGCTGACATGAAATCGGCAGTCCAACCCTTCAATGCTCAGAACCGGAGAGACGCTTTGGCAACCACGAGGCCCGCCGCATGGGCAGTGGTTACCGTAGTAATAGTAATAATACGACCCGTAGTATTCATCCTGGACCTTCGTCTCGATGACCGCGAAGTTGTCGTAGTATTGATCCCCGAAAGTTCCTCCAGTCGCAAGCGTCGGAAAGATTTGAATTTTCTCGGGAGTACCGTCCATCGTCACCTCAAAGAGATGCGTCGAATGAGGCACGGCCTCCCCGTGTAGAACGACGTTGCCGCTGAGAATCTTTGTGTCGGGGTCGTAGCACAGAGTCAGGCGGTGCGCAACTTCCACCGCGACGTTCGGCACAAATGAGAATTGGGCTCCGGTCACGTTGCCCACCAGAACGATTTGTCCGCACGCGGCGGGAGGATCGCCGGCCGATTGATAGAGCGTGATCCCGTAGGTCTTCAACGCGTCCGTGACTACCCGCAGTTCGCAAGCGCCTCCTGAGTAAAGCTCCACATCGATGGAGATCGAAAAATGCGATGGTGGTGCATGCTCGTAAGTTGCGATCGGGAAGTCGCTAGCTCCAACGAACTCGGCCAGCAACCGATTGCCTCGGATGTGCAGCCTGTTGTTTAGCAGGACGGGCGGGATCTCGTCTTTCCAATTTCCGGTAGAGTCGTTTGGATTAATGTCTTCATCGGGGCGGTTGAAGTTGTCGGCAAACACTTCGCAGCCACTGCAGGTGCAGTTTGGCCCCATCATTCTCATTCCGGCTGCGGTCATCAGTCGAGCCAATCGTTAGCGTTGCAATACATTGCATCGATCGTGGGCACGCCATAATCCTGCACCCTTACGATCGTTCCGGTGTCGAGCGTCTCACCGGAATTTAAAAACACATCATACGCTGAGAATTTATTGCCTGTCCTGGCCCATGACGTGACGCGAGCCAGCTGCTCGACCTCGCAAGAGCTTCCGTGGGACAGCGATCCGTTCGTAACCGCAATGATCGGCTGACCGACGATCTGCTTAAACAGTCCAAACTTGTTGCTCCCGACCTGAAACATTGCGCCGAGTGCCAGGAAGTCGCCCGTCTTTCCCTTGCTGAGTGACCAGGAGGCCGCCGACGTGCCCCACCTCTCGAACAAAACCGGGTCGGTTCCTGTATAGAGGCACCACGCCGACCGCCACGCCCACCGGGCCGCTACGGAGCCCCCGTTGGCCACGTCACGGTCCACGTCAATGACGAGCTTCGCCTGAGGCATATCGTTCCGCGGCTTATTGAACTTCCATCCGCGTTTTCCGGCTCCGACGTCAAACTGAACCGTCGGCCTCACGATGGCGCCGGCGGTGGCTGTTGCCCCTGAGTCGTTAAGGCCGAAGTCGCCGACGTTCTGAAGGTCAGTTTCGATCGGCTCGCTGACGTCCGGCAATTCCGGGAGGTTCTTGATTTCCGCGATCAAAGCATTGACGTCTCCAGCCCTCAGGCGTTGGCCTGATTCATATTCTCGGAGAGCGTCGATCGGAGTGCGTGTCGGCACTAGAACACCAGCGAGGAAAAATCGGCGGGGGGAAAGTTTTTGTGGACCTTGTTTGACTTCTCGTCGAACATCTCGTCGTAGCCTCCCGAGTAGGTTCCTGACTTGTCAGGGTTCCACGCTTTGTTCCAACCATCAGGCCGATAGGCGAGAGTCATCGGGACGTTAAACGCTTTCACTCCGGCAGTCGTGATCGTCCTGGCGACTGTTCCAGGGTAGAAAAGCAGAGTCTCGGTGGCGAAGGTCACCCCCAGGATCGTGCTGGTATAGCTGGCGTTGTTGGTGTGACCCGGGAGCGTGAAGAATGCCGGCGGGACGGACGTCATGTTGTAAAGCGTCCTCTTGATCGTCATGGAGTACATCTGACGAACCGGGCCGTCGGTTACTCTCTGACCCAACGCCGAGCTTCCCCAACAGAAATTTTTAGGGTTCAGCTTTTGCGCGTCGATTGTTAAACCGATTTCTTCTGAGTAGAGGATGCTCCCTGTCTCAGGCGAACTCTGATCAAATTTCGAAATCTTGTTCGTGTCGTAGTGAATCGTCACCAGAGCGTCTTGATAATTGATCCGGCCGTTTGTCGGTGAGGAACTCGGCTTCGCCATCGTCGGCTTAATGATGCACTTGCTCGCCATCGCACCGCAGGCAACGTTGGGATAAAACTTAGCGAACACAAGGACGTCATTGACGACGTTCATGCGTTTGGCCCACGGCACCCGCAACTGCACCGAGGCCGAATGCTCACCAGTAAACGAGTATTCCTCGGTGACTGATCCGTGTTCTTCGACGGCGGTCGCTTCGCTTGTCCAGTCGCTCATGCCAACCCGAGTCCCCTCTTCATCTCTTCGATGACCTTGTCCTGTTTTGCGAGGTCCTCTTCATGCCATTGACGGCGAAGCTCGTCTTGACGTTTGGCGATTTCCTCTCGCTGCTGGCGAGCCTTTTCGGCTGGGTCGTCCTTGCCAGCGTTCGCGGCGCCGGCAAACTGACTATAGATCGACTCGAACCCGACCGTCCCGCCGCCGAAGTGTTTTTCCTGAGCATATTTCTCGCGGCTGATCGCCCTCAACGATTCCTGCCGGTCGAACCGCTCCTGAGCGTCAGCCTTATGCTGCTCAGCCTTTCCGAGGCGATCATTCAGCTCAAGTTGCTGTCTGCCGGCCTTCACCGCCGCGGCCTCGCGATCCTTCGCCTCCTTCTCGTCGATACGCGATTCTTCCTGGAAGTATTTTTCTCGCTCCCGCTGGCGTTCGCGGTTGTTGTGATCGGCGGCCGAGGCCTCGAACTCGCGACGCTCCTGTTCCTTTTCGTTGTTCTTGTCAATCTGACGCTGACGATCGCCGGCCTTGCGCCCCTCCCTGTCAGCGTCAGCGGTGTAGTCATCGCCACTGAAGAAGTCGGAAATACCTCGGCCTAATCGTTCCAGGCGACCGGAGACCGTTCCTCGGGCCGAGAACCCCAACTGCTCTTCGCCGAGTTCCTTGAATGCATCCTCCTCGCCACCCCCGCCAAGGCGGTCCTTTTTTGATCCTTTTTTTCCGCCCTTTTCGATCTCGTCAAAGTACCTCCTGACAGCCTCGGTCGCCTTGTCGTGAGCGTCGATCGTTTTATCGACCGCGTTGAAAATGTCGTCGAGTTCCGCCGCGGCAACCTGAGATGCTTTCTGTAGCATCTGATCCCATGTGCCGACGCTCAAACCCAGATTCTCGAACGTACCGCTCAGGCGGTTGAATTTTTCCTCGAGTGTATCAACTCCAGCGGAATCACCGAGATCCTCAAGCTTCCCCTTCATGTCCTCAATTTGGTCGAAGAGGTCCTGAACGCCTGACTTAGCGTCTTCGGTCTTAACTTTCGCGTCGATTACGACATCGTTTTCGCCCGCCATCGCTCGACTTGCTCCATCGTCTGAAAGGTAATGACGTCCGGGTCAGGCTCACATCCGTTTTCGAGATGCCAGATTATCGACTCAGGCGTTAGGTTGGCTATATCATCAAGCTTGTAGGACGGCCATAGACGCATTACTCGGGCATAAACCTCTTCCCGCGCTACGCGGGTGCATGAGGGTTTGAGTCGCCCTCAGCGACCTCCCGCTTTATCGGATAGTTGAGCCGCATAAAGGCGTCGTTGAGCAGCTTTTTTTCGGCCCTTGTGGCCTCGCGAAGCAGAGCGGAAACCTCTGCCTCGGTTACTGCCTTGTCCTTCACGCTGACGAAAATGATATGAGCGTAGCCTTCATCGCCGCGGGAGGCATGGTTGCCTTGCCAATCGGCGTTGATCGCCTCAGCGGTAGCCACCGCCACAACGCGGTCCCACAACGGGTCATCCTCAGGAAGCGACCGAGCGGCGGCCCTGATCATTTGGGAGCCGACCCATCTGTCAAGCTCGACGTGCTGCCGATCGCTCAGGGCACCGATTGTCAGGGTACGCCCTGCGAGAGTGATTGTCTCGTCGCAGGGGATAATTCTTTGGCTCATTTAATCACTTAGGGGAACGGCCACCACGTTGTACCGCCGGGCAATTTAATGTGACCAGCGGACGAACCATAGTAGGCGTTCATCTCGATTTCGATCGTGCGGCCAATGATCTCGCCGCTTTCCCTATCGACCCTGATGTTGTTAAACCCTGCAACGCGGCCGGTGGTCAACTCCCAATAGAGGCTGGAGTCGGTGAATAGTCGCAGGTTCACGACGTCGCCAATGTCGAAGATCCCAGTCAGCCGCTCGTCGTCTTCCTGGGTGATCGAAAGCGACCAGTCAATCGGTCCTGACTTGCGGCCGGTCCACAGAGTGCCTCCGATGTATGTGCTGCTGTTGACATAATCAGAGACTGCACTGCTGATCGTGAGAGTCGCCTGAGCGAGGTTCGGTAGCTCAGTCTCCGGCGTTCCCCCATTAGCCGCCCAGGTGATCTTCGTCCCGCCAACCATCGGGCAATTGGGTGCGACGGTGTCGCCCGGGTCGGCGCCACTCACCTTGTCGAGTTCAAGGTGCCCATCGAAGTTTACGGTGTGCTGGAGGATTGCACCGCCTTTCCAGTCCCATTTCTGCTGGATCTGGCGAACGACGCAGTCACCCTCGTATAGCAGTCCGTTTCCGGAGATGTCGTCCGATGGTGCACCGTATGCGGAGAAGGAGAATGTCTCACCGGGCATTGCGCCGGCGATCGGCTGCTCCCCGTAGGAGTCGTAACTTCCAGTCCATGCCCTCGCTCCTCTCTGGCGCTGAGTGCCAAGGAGTGTGTTTGACGCGACGGCCTTCGCCAACCGCTCGGTCTCACTGACTGACCAACGCCGCATCGTATTGACGCCGTTGACTCGGCCGCGTTTTCCACCATGCACGGTCATATTAGCTGTCCTTCTCTTGGTCACCTGCCAACTCTGTCAGCAGGTCAGCGGTGTCGAAGTGCATTTCAACGGTGATCGACCAGACGGCCGACCAGCCTTTGATATTTCGGTTTCTCTCGGCGTCGCTCAGGCCTGAAGCGACTGACGCTACGTTGACGACCTTGACGAACGTTTTCTTTCTCCACTGCAGAGACGCCACAGATTTCTTCCATCCGGCCATGGCACACCAGATGTACCATTCGACGCGGCCAAGGATTTCTGTATAGCGGAGGTCCCCACTAGAAACCATGATCGTATAAGTCCGCTTGCACATCGATGTGCTTGACGTCTCCATGATGTTCGCGGTCGCCGCGGTCGTCCCAATCGCAACCTCAGGAAGGTCTCCTGCCTGAACAGCATCCTTCAGCGGGTCTCGATTCGATGGATCGTCAAACCGGATTCGGTTATTCTCCTTTACGTCGCGCACGAACGCCGGGTGAGCGAGGAGCATCGCCCAGAGCGCTTGCAGAACCATGTTGAAAGGGTTTTCATTCACCGCGGGCGACCTCCAGCATCGCTTCCTGCATCGTCGCCCTCATCTGAGCTCTCGTTTCGGTGTCGGGACCGACGATGATCTTACGGGCCGGCAAGCGGCCTTCTCCGGTTTGGTGCCACATCGCCAGCTGGGCAATTGTCACGCTCGGGTTACTGGTGTGCGGGTATTGCATGCCCGGGCCAAACCCGACTCGAACGCCAAACGGAATGTCCTCAGCGATCCTCCCGGGCTTGCGGCCGAAGGTGATCGAGAACGCCTGAAACATCAGGTCGGTTGCCCTCAGGATTAGCGGCAGGAGGCCCTTCCGCCGCTTCCAGGCGAGATATTTCTCGCTGAGATGCTTCCAGTTACCACCGCCAGCAGAAAACAGGCTCCAGCGGGCTGTCAGGAAGCGTGCCAGGATGATCGCCCATTGGTCAAGTGCCTCGCGAATAGGGCGTGAGGCCGAGCGGCGGAGGTCGCTCGTCGAGAGGTCGTCCTTAAAACGACGGAGACCGTGAAGGTTCACGGTCACCGTAAGGTTCAGTTTGGGCATTGGGCATTGCTGCTCAGGCTGATTAGGCCAACGGACCGACCGGCATCGTGTAAAGGCCAGTCACGTTGCCAGTGCGGGTTCCCTTGATGATCGTCTGAGGCCGCGTGCAATAGCAGAGCGGGCAACTGACGACGTGGATTGCGATCCCCTTGTCGAAGTCCATCGTCCGCTGCTTCGCGTAGACGGGCTTTCCGACGGTGTTGACCGTTTCATTGAAGTCCGCCGGTGCATAGTTGGTGATGAACAGGTCCGGCACGCCTTCGATAATGAAACGGCACTCGTCGGTTGGGATGAACGGCGACGAGCCGATGTATCCTCGGTAATTCTCCCAGACGATGCCGCCGAACTCGAACCCCTCACGCTTGACCTGAGGCGAGTTGACGGTGAAGACCTGCGACTGATTGAACCCGCTGCCGATCTGCCACGCCTTGAAGGCGTCTCTGACCGAAGTGTGGGAGATCAGATTCTTGAAGAACAAGTTTCCGCAGATCGCCCGGATGCGGGTGTACGTCTGGCCGCCGAGGGCGTCCTCCATCAACTGGATCACCGACAGGGCGACGTCATCGACTAGGAGGGCTGACGACGAGAAGTCAATGTCGATGTTGTACTGAGTGAGTCCGAACTCGCTGAACCAATCAAACAAGACCGTCGATCCATCGGCGTCGTAAGTCTTGCCGAGCACGGCGCCGACCCGATGCCACTCGATGGTGGTTTCGAGATTCTGACGCAGGCGTTGCATCTTGTCGTTCACGACCTGAGCGACGCCGGCCGCCTGATCTTCCGTCCCAAACTGGCGAACGTTCTGGACCTCGTCGGCCATCACGGTGTCGTTTTGGGGCAGGTAGTTGACCGGGAACGCCCGCGTCTTTCGGGTGCGGGTCGACTGCACGCGAGGCATCGAACCGCGTGCGGCCGTTTGGACGAGCGACAGCTTTCCGTGCTGCTCTTCCATAACGACCGTTGTCGTGGTGATGCCCTTCTCGTTAAACAGGCCCATCTCACCGAGACGCGATGGCTTGTACGGCAGCTTGTTGATGGCGGTCGTGAGGGACACGAGCCCGAAGGCGTCGGTCTTGAAGATGTCGAGCATTGTCCCGGGCTCCTGAAAAAGTTTCGTAATCTAACCGGCGAGCAGCAGGTCGCCGGAACAAGGTCGATCGGGGTCGCCGGCCGTGATTAGACCGACTGCGTTTTCGTGGGCGTGAGTTCGCGAACCGCGATGATCGGCGGCGAGAGAGCGGCCAGGGCGGTCGCGATCGTCGCCGGCACCAGCGTGGCGCCGTTTACGTCAGTCACCGGAAGTGCGTCTTGGTCGATGATGATCGGACCGCGCTTTAGGATCAGAAACAGATCGGCACTCGTCGCGTTGGCGGCGATTGACGGCATCAGTTTGTCGGAAGCGAACAACGCGGTCGTGTTGGCCTCGTCGGTCGTGAGCACGAATTGATGCGTGCCGCTGGAGACCTTCAGCGGCTGGCCGAGCAGGTTCATGCCGAGGACGTCGGCACTGCCGGTGTTTTTCACAACCGCGGACACGTAGTTGTATCCACGGTGCCATTCAGCACGGATCAGGTCGCCGAGATAGCTCCCAGCGGACCGAGTCTTGGTTGACGATCGGACCATTTCGGAATCCTTGATGGAGGGTGAGGATTATCCCGGCGAGCCGGGCAAAGTTTCAAACCGATCGGGTGAGCAAACGAAAAAAGGCCACGCGGGAGTGCAGGCTCCTGCATGGCCTTTGGTATTTGCTGGTTTCGCTGCGGTTAATTACTCCGCTGCGTCACCGGATCAGTTTTGAATGTTCGAAGTTTATCGGAAACGGAACTTGAAGGAAACAGATCAAAGGTTGCTCTTGCCTGCCGCACGCCGCTCAGCGTCCGCCAGGACCGGGTTTGATTCACTCAGGTCGCCGTTGCTGAGGGCGACGACGGTGCCCCCTGCGGCCTGGATTCCGCTCTTGCCGGTGTTCATAACCTTGCCGTTGGCCATGATCATTTGGACGGTGCGGTCGAAGCCATCGTCGTACTGATGACTCAGGGCAACGTTCCCGCTGTCGACAAAGTCACCCATTAGCGACTTGCGGACGTGAGCGTTGACGTACCCCTGACTGAACAGGTTGTCGATGATGATTTTGCGAGAATTCTTCACGGCGTCGAGCACCGATCCGCTGAGGGCCATGCTTCCCATCGATAGCTTGCCTGGTCGTCCTGAGCCGTCGAGTGCGTCGTCGCTGTCGATATTGCCGTCGTCGTTATCAAAGGCGTCGTTGCCTTCGTCTTTGTAGGTGTCGTCGTAGTCACCGCCCTCGACGTCATCGCGAGTTCCGAAGTGGGGTTTGTCGTTCAACTTTTGGACGACGTCTTTGTCGCCGCTGACGCTTCCCTTTTTCCCCTTCTTAATGGTCTTGATCACCTTCTTCATTTGCTTCTTCGACAACGCCATGACGATCTCCTCGGGAATGTCGTCGAGCGACAGAGCTACTCCGGCGAGCTCGGCCACATGACGCTTGAATTGATTGCGGCTCATCTGCATTGGCGGCCGTCCAGTGTGCAATGCCGGCGGTCCGAACTGACCGGCCGGGTGCATCTGCGGAGGCTGACTAGCCATCGGGCTGGGAGGCATCGGTGGCCGCGGCATCATCGGGTTTGGAAACGGCTGCTGAGGCGGGATCGGGGCTTGTGCCCGGGCCTTCAACTGGGCGACCACGTTGGCGACGAGGGTGAGCAGCTGCGTCTCGTCGGTGATCGACTGATCGATTCCGAGTGAGGTAGCGAGGTCGCGGAGCGTGATCTGTTGGGTGGCACCGTTCGGCGGTTGCTGCTGCGGTGCTTTTTGGTTTGCCGGCGGCGACGCCTTATCCAGCGGCTTGTCACCGCCGCTCGCGTCGGGCTTGTCGTTGCCGCCGCTGTCATTATTGGGCGGGAAGCTGAGCGTGATGCCGTTCAGGGCACCGGTGCGTGAGGCAGCGTCCATGACGATAGCACTCGTGTTCGGATTGAAGTTGTGACTGAGCGACATGGCTGTTCCCGATTCCTGAGCTAAGACGTGTTCGATGATCTTATGGGCAACTTTCCCAGATGCAAACGGCAAATTCATATCGTATTTGACATGGCCGTTCCCTGGCTTGCCGTCAAAAACTGTCAGGGAGGCCCGTCCGTCGTCACCGTGAATCGATACTCGGACGTTTCCTTTGTCGTAGTTTCCGGCCCATCGTGAGGCGGTAAATCCCAGGCTCTTTATGTGTTTCAGGAGGGACTTCGCTGAGGCGTGATCCTCGGCGTCCGCCGCCTGCTCACGCTTGCTGCGACGCTTCGCGATGTCAGCCGAACCCGGCCCGGTCCAGCGGCCAATTTCGTCGCGTTCTTCGTCCGGATCGTACGCCAACGCGACGCCACTGACGTCGCTCGTCAGGCTCAGGCTGAGTGCCTGCGAGAACGGCTCCAGGTCTGGGATCACCGGGTAATCCGTGACCGCAACGTGTGTCACGGGCGACACAAAATGGTGACCGAGGCCCGATTCTCGTTTAGTCGGGACGTAGATGCTCGTTCCGCTGTCCTTCATCTTGGCGGCGTCGGCGTCACGGAATTTGATGCGAGCGTACAACGCCGGGACGCCCTTACGGTTCTCGCGAGTGATCATCGCGAGGACCTCGCCGCGTTTCCGCTCGGGGTTCTCGGTGTGCTCGACGGGCACAGGCACCTTGATGCCAACCTGGCTCATCGCCTTGAAGGTGCCGGCCCAATGCTTCAGGTGCCGCGGCGTGATGTTGATCTCCTGACTGCCCTTGTAGAACTTTCCGACGTGAGCGATCTCCTTCCAGAACGTGAGCGGGTCGGACGTTGCCTGTACGTCGCCGTCGCCGTGACTCAGGGAGATGATCGCGTCGAAGCCTAGGGAGTCGGCCGGCTGAGACAGGCGAAATCCCTGTTTTGATTTCTCCTCGTGGTTCTTCGCATGGATACGATGAAACGCGGCCCGGGTTCGGTTGCCTTGCTTGTCGTGAACCTCTGCGGCAAACAGGTGGGCGTCGGCGGCCTGAGCGTGGTGCGATTTCAAACCCGTCCTGCCGGCACGGTCACTTTGAAACGTCGCTTCATCGGATGCCGCGTTGGCGGCACCTTCGAACATTCTCCGGGCAGACTGTGATCCTTTATGAACGCCCATCTTTGCCCGCTTGCGAATGTGCTGCTCGTGAGCCTCGGCCTCGGCCCGCGTTGCAAATCCCTTATCGTCGGGCACCGTCATCATGATGCCGCCGCGGTTGTACGTCGGCGTGACGTAGTGACGCTCCTCGCCGTGCTCATTGGTGTCCTTGGTAATCTTCACGCCGAGCAGCTTCACGAACCGGCCGCCTTGCCGCGTCCCCTTCTCACCGCGAGGGTGCTTTGACTCATCGAACGCCAACGCGAACGCCTCCACCGCGTTGCTGACCGGGTCGCCGGCAAACTGATCAACCGCCAGCGAGCAGGCGAATACATCGGCCATTTTCCGGGCCTGCTTGCGAACCTTCTTTTTGCTTTTCTTCATTGGTTTTGATCCATATTCATCTGCCCAACGACGTGCGATCTCGGGGTGATTAGCCCAAAGATAGCGACGCTGAGCTTCGGATTTGAAGGGCATGATTTTGAAACGTCCGGAAACTGGAAACCACCCTTTTTGTGGGTGAAAAAGTATCAAAAACACTGAGATTTCGAGCGGAGGTTGTAAAACTGTTTTACAATACCTATTCGCCTGACCTGACGCCCGTTGTGGTGATCCTACGCCGAGGCAAAATCAAACGCCATAGCGGTCGCGTCCGAGAGCTCGAGCGCCGACCCCATCGTGATGCCCCAATTGTCGCGGAACCCTTCGTCAGCCGGTGCGACGCGGCCGTCGATCTTCTGAGGCAGGACGAGTGCCGGCGGCCTCACGCCAGGCGTCTTGTAGATCGTGACGATCTGACAGCGGCAATTCCAACCGCACGGCGTCCAGTGCCCTCGCCAAAATCGGTGCGACTTCGGCAGCGTCGTTCCCTCCCAACTGCGGTGCGTCCGGCGAACACGATCATCCCGCATCGTCAGGTAGAAGAAGCCCCAGACGTCATCCCAACGCTTGCGGTCCTGATGCCAGCGGCCGGCGGCGTGAGCGCGAGCGGTCTCTGTGCGGTAAAGCGTTTCTAGCTGAGCCTGTGAGTGATCACCGACGCCGAGCTTGTCGAGCGTCCGCATCAGCTTCTTGATGGCCCGACCTTGCGGCTCACGAGCGGCGACTAGGCTCGCGATCGTGGCCCGGGTCATCGCGTCGATTTTTGATCCCGTCTGACGCATCGCGTCGTAAACCATCCGAGCGTAGCCACGCTGCAGGCGGCTGAGGTTGCGGCCGAGGCCGGCGGCTCGAATGTCACGCATGACTTCGCTGAACCGATCGAGAGCCAGCGGATACAGGCCAGCGGCCTCCTGAGCGAGCAACGCCCGACGCTGACCCATCAGGTTCGCCGCGGCCAGCGTCTTAGTCATCACCGGCACCATGTGATTCAGTAACTCGGCCTCGGCCGAGAACTGAAAATGTCCGCGAGAGGCGAGCATGCGAGCGAAGCCTGACCTGATGCGAGCGAGGCAACGCTGAGATGCCCCCAGGCCGGCCGATTCCACTCGCGTGATGTCGGAATCGGATTTGATCGCCTGGGCGACCAGGAGGTCTCGCCGCATCTACCTCAAGCCTCCGAATATCAAACAAAACGCCGCAATCACGGCTGCGAGTGAAATGCAGCCGAGGGCAATGAAACTAAGCGTCGTGATGATGTGGCCGGCGGGAGTCATCTGGTTAATTAACGGAAGCGGTTCAGTCACTGTCGAGCCATTGAAAACACACTGACAAGGCAAACCAAGCGATCGCCATGGCGATTACTACACCTTCTGCAATTGCGATTGCCTTCCAGGTCATTTCTTCTCCGGAGTCACCGCCAGCACGTCGAGAATTGACTGCGGATTTTCCTGATGAACCTTCGCCAATTGTTTTAGTTGGCTTTCGACAATCGCTTTAATAATCGCGTCGGTCAGTACGATGCCTTTCACGGCAATAACGTCGGCGATTCCAAGGCTGAGTGCTTGGCGGGCGTTCATGATTATTTACCCCGTTTCAGTAGTCGGATTAATTCCAGTGGCGTTACGGAGCTAATGGCAAGGGCCTCGTCGGATGTGACTGGTTCAGGCCATCCGGCACCAAATACCATCATAGAATTTTCAAATGACACTTTACGATTTGCGCAGTCCGAGATCACCAGCGGAAGCAACTTCACCAATTCAGCCAACCTCTTTTTAGGGATGTCTTGGGAGATCGCGTCGGCCATGACTTATCCCATAAACCTTTGCCAAAGTGCCACGGTCAATTCGATCAGCGACAAGACGACCGCGATCACAAAAATCGAGATCGCCTCGATGGCCGCGTCGAGCGACTTGTTCTTCGTGATGCGGTATTCGGAAACAGACCACGCGAACAGTCCGCCGACGTACATGTGGGCAATCGCCTGAAACGCCTCGGACTTATGACCCGCGATCCGAAGGACTGCGAGCACCAAGGCGATCAGGAGATTGACAAAAATGACCAATTAAAACTCGGCCCTTAGGGCGACGGCGGGAGCGGCGTCGGCTCGGGAACCGGGTTGGCCGGGTCTTTCGCCATCGCGTCGAGAGTATCGCCGATCGCGGTCAGGTGATTCAGCAACGCGGTCTTCTCCTCGGGCGTGACGCTCGGATTCTGCAGCTTCGCGACGATGGCGTCGATTCGCTTACCGAGGTCGGTGGTCTTCTCGTCGATGGAACTCATCGCCGCATCGAAATCGTCCTTCAGTGACATAAGACTAGCCTCCAGTTTCCCGACCCGCCTAGCGAGATCCGCCAGCGCGGTGAACGGGTTGTTCAGATTATGCAGCATCTCGTGAATGTGCAGCAATAGTTCGTGATCGCTCACTGGTCACCCCTCGAAATCAGAATATCAAGGCACCGGGTTTGCAACTAACATCATTTGCGAACCGGAGGCCATTATGCACATCGCGACTCACCGCCGACAGGCGAATATCGATTTGGACGCCCTAAGGCAGTCCCGCGGGGCATTATTTGGCGCCGGAATGGCCTGGGCACTCGTAGCCTACGTGATCGGAATGGCCTCTGCGTGCCTCAGTTTGTGGCTGCTATCGCTGGTCGCTTAACGCACCGACTGCACGGCGAGAAGCCAGCGGCCTCGGCATCGGCTTTCGACCGAAACGTCCTCATGTGGTTCTCGGCCTGGGCGTTGACCTTCATCAGCCTGACGTACGAGCAGTCGGGCTCATGATACACTCGCTTCGATCGATCGAGCGTCGAAACGATCACCGACTGACCGTCGATCTTCAACTCTGAAGCGTAGATTCTCGACGGTGATCGGTACGTCGGAGCAATTACGCGAGAGTGGGGAGCGGCCTGATTAAAAACCGCAAGTGACCACAGTCCCATGATGCTCATGGCAAGCATCGCGTTTCCGACTGCGTGACGTCCGCGAATGTAGAACATCCATCCCATCGCGGCACTCAGCAACAACGCGGTCGGAGGTATCGTGGTCTGGTTCATTTGACGGCTTACAAGAATAACTTTTTCAGGATCTCAAGATGACCGAGCAGGTAGCCGCCAACAAAGATACCTCCTGAGATGAACCACTGCCAACGCTCGATCGCCTGCACCCTCTGAGAGAGTGCCGCGCAACCGGAGCACTCGTCACCGCTATATGGGCGGAGTTGCTTCGCTGGACTGGGCATGGTTTCGTCCGTCATTTCGGCGGTGAGATGATTACTTGGGGCTGTCTGCGACGGCCGGGAACTTTCTCTGGTCATCGCGGATTTCTCTTAGGACCTTGGTGTTCAACTCGGTTAGCTCACGCTGTCTTCGGAGCTCTTCCGACTGAATTGCCATCTGGTCGGTTTGACGCACGGACTGATCGGCCATGACCTTCATCTTCTCCTGCTCAGCTTCCAAGAACATGATGTGCTTTGCGGCTACGGGCTGGGCGATATTCTTTGCCGTCCAGCTGACCGAGGCCCAAATGGCGAAGCTCAGTCCGATGACCACCAGGATCGGGAAACCGAACCGATCCAGAATGCCGTCTTTCTCAAAGACTCGCGTCCAAAACTCCAACATGAACCACCCCTTTCAGAGGATGGTGATTCTATCCAGGCGACACGTTTGGAGGCTAGAGATATTACTGCCTGGGAGCGATGTCAATCATGTTGTCTTCGAGCTTCGTCACGCTGTCAGCTTTCGACGGGTCGGGAAAACACACCATCGCAGGTGCTTCGCTAATATCGGCAACTGCACCGTCTTTCAGCGTCACGCCAATGAGGAATCGGCGCCGAGAGTGAATGTCGCGAATAAACTCCTCGACCTGATCACGGTGCCAGCTGAGCGAGTGCACCGCCTTTCCGTCAGGCCCCATGTCAGTGATGCCGCGAGACTCGTACAACAGCACGCCGGCTTTGAAGGACGCGATCAGAGTGAGGTCGGCCGGGATGTCGCTATCGTCAGACAGCGGGAATTGATAGCGACTCTTATGGAGCTTGGAGTTTAGGTGAGCGGTGGCGTTGCTGATCGACCATGCGATGCGTTTGTCGATTTCGGATTTGAGGCCGTTATTGTTGACGTCGGCCCATTTGCGAACGTTCGACTCACCAAAGGCGAGGAAGATGTCGGTGTCTGCGCAGTAGTCCATGATCTAGCACTCCTTCAGGTAGCCGTCGGTCAGGTAGCCGTGCCAACGGTTTGTGCCTTGGCAGTCGATGCTCGGCGTGAGCGTTAGGTCGTCAGTGATCGTGCCGTCCGCTGAGATGCCTTTGCGGACTTCCCACGACGGGAATCCTTCAGGGTGCGGAACGTCAGGCAGGCGAATATGAACGCCGCCGTTATCTAGGTTCGGCAGTGTGATCATCAGCCGTCCGGTTGTTCCGTTCCAGCCGCGGAGCAACACTCGACCGGGAGTCACCGGATCGGCGAAGTATTCCTCGGAAGTTTTGCAAACGATGATCTTGGTCATTGGTCTATCTTTGGCTGAGGGCGACGTCGGTGTTGCCGGCGAGCCATCGCTTCAGGCCCGGGATCGTGAACGCATGCACCTTACCAATGCGGTGATCGGCACCACCGTACGCCTCACGGAGGCAGGCGACGGCCTTCTTACGTGACTTGAACCCGAGTAGCACCTTATGCTCGTCGAACTCACCGCTGCCGTTCTTCATGTTGGCGACGAACGCGACCTCGACTTGAGGCTGAGGACCGATGAACACGTCGACGTGATCACCGTCGGCTCCCTCGGTGCCTTTGAAGTAGCCGTAATGAGCGGGCAGCTTCGGCCACTTCTTTTTCCGCTTCTTGCCACGCGGCGTCTCAATGGTAACGTCGAGGCCGTGAATCGTGACGTGCCCTTTGCGGTAGTTGCCGGCCTCACGCTGAGCGTCGGTCGGCTTGCGGGCTCGTGAGGCGGCCGAGTCGATGTCGTCGATCATCGATAATGTCGTCGGCTTGATTCCCAAAACTTCCCTGGCCCATCTAACGAAATGAGTCAGTCCTCTGCGTTCATGGAAATCTTCAATCTTCTCTCCGAAGTCTCTTGCCGTCGCGAGCGATGCCAGGAATGACCTCAGCCGATCCTTACCTCGCTTCGCATCCTTTTCGAGTATTTTACCCCAATGATCGATGTTGACCTTAGACGCATCGTGAGCGGCTCCGTCCGTCCAGCGTCCCTGATCGTCGCGAGGCTCGTTCGGGTCGAACGCCATCGCGTACGTCAACTGCGGCACCGCCATCGGGTCGGCCGGAGCCGCGGGATCTGGCGTCATGAGCAGCTGACCGGTCACCGGGTCGACCATGCCGGCACCCCAAGGGTCAGCGTAGCCGGCCTCCATCATCGGAACCTCGGGCATTCCCAACCGCTCACGCATCTGGTGGAGGTCGAGTGCCGAGACTTCGGTCATGAACCCTTGCGGGTTGGCGATCAACGCGAGATAGACCTGCCGGAAAAATCCCTTGGTGTCATCGGCGAGCGGTGACGGCTTGACCCACACCTTGCCACGGGCGTCAGGGCCATAGTTCCAAGTGAGGATGAGGTCGACGACCTTCTGGTTGTACTGCAGGCAGAGCAGGGCGTGACGGACCTCGACGTTGCTGACCGCCATGTCGGCGTGAGTCTCGGCCTCGGCCTTCGTTCCAAACTGACCTTCTAGGATCGCTCGCTCAGGGAAACCGAACGCCCGCACCTTCAGCACGTCGAGATACTTCTGCCGATCGGTAAACGGCTGCTGACCTTTGCCGCTGTCGCTGAGCAATTCGATCTTCCACTGTGACGCCTCGGAGTTCGCCATCGCGGCGTTCATCGAGTCGAGTGAGTCAACGACTGACCGCGGCACCGCGATGCCGTTGACTGCCTCGGCCCGGGCTAGAAGGTCCTTAGCGATCCAGCCATTGTCTCGATCAACTCCCTCGTACGTCGAGGTCCCGAGCGGGTAATAGATCACCCAGTGCGTTCCGGCGACCTTCGCGTCGTACTTTCGCGACGACTTGTTGACGACCTCGGCCTCATCGTACGTCTTCTCGACGGACCGCAGCGTCGGCTCGCCGTACCAGTTTGTTCCCTCGACGTCCTGACTGACGACGAAGCATTCCTGATCGAGTAAGTAAATCCAACCGATGCGCTGGCCGACCGTCGGCGTCTGACGCAGGCCGAAGAATGAACCGTCTGCTGCGTTGACGAGAATGTTGGTGATGTCCTGCAGCAGCGGTTTCAGCCGGGGAGCACTCACGCCATCCTGACGCTGCTCGGCGATGATCTCGAACGGTTGCCATCCGAAGTCGCACATGCCGCAGAGCGATGACCGCAGCAGCGGGAGCCTGAGGCCGCCCATGATCGACTCGATAAGTTCCTTTGCCCCCTCAGGAGCGTCGTCAGCAGCCTCGAACTCCCACTCGGCCATCAGGATCGGTGCCATCGCCAACTCACGAACCATGCGGATCGTCGGGTCGCGGCGAATCTCCCTGGCCTTGCGATAGAACGCGTCGCCGACGGTTGATGGTTTCGGTAGCTCACCATCGAGGGGTGAGACCATCGTATTCACCTGCGGCGGGGTCTTCGAGCCGTCCACGCCGACGATCTGAGGCCCGTTGATCGGTTGCAGGGCCTGGACGTTCTGCACCTGACGCAGCTGCTGATCAACGATGAACGAAACGGTCGATGGTTCGGAAATCATTAGCTCACCGGAACTGGTGCTGGAGACTCGGGATTATCATCACCGCCAATGTGAGACGCCGGGGGCGAGTCGCCATAGTCCATCTCGCCCGAAAAGTAGAGTCGCATGACGTCCAATGCTGACTCGTAAGCGGCCTTCTCCTTTGCCGTCGGGTCAGGGGGATCGGCCGGTCGTTGGTCAAATCCCATAACCGGCATGGCCCGACCCTGATGAAACCAAAACAGGAACTGCTGAGCGGCCTGGACGCGAGGAGGAGGCACCGCGGCAACCTGAGGAGTGAATTGGTCCACCGGGATGGCATTCATTAGGGCGTTTCCTGGTAGTGTACAGGTGTGTGTAAAACGGTTTTACAACCGGCTGTCAAACTCAGTGTTTTTACGCGTTTTTTAAGTGATAGCCGGCATCGATGGCGGTTTTGCGTCTGTGACCAGCTTTAACGGGAACAGCCATTGGATTAGGTAGCCCAGAGCGTCTGAGGCGTGACTTATGTCGTCGTGATCATCAGGCTCCGAGGTGCCGGCAGTATATGCCCGGGCGAGCAAATCGCGAATGAGGTTTTTACATCGAGGGTGGATCAAACACCGCCTTTCGCCAGCCGCGTTGCGAAACATGGCATTGCAGGAGGCAAATCGATCATGCCGCGGAGGGTTCGCCTCGGGGAACATCACGCGGGCGTCAGCAATGCCTTTGAAGTTGCGGATTTGCACGTAATCGCTCAGGCTGGCCGACGTCTTGCGGGCCTTGCCGGTCGCGTCACCGAAGAACACGATGCCGGCCTTGTGCTCGCCGTACTTGATCGCGAGCGTCCTGAGAGTTTCCTCCGTGTTTGTGTTGCGGATAAAAATCTCATCGAACACCGCGAGGCGGCCGTCACGTTGCTGGCAGATGCTCCACGCCATGGGGTCGACGTTGAAGTCGCATCCGATGAGCAGCGGCAGGCTCGGAGAGTAGACGACCTGATCACTGACGTTGTGAATTTCGTCGAACGCGTAGAACACCGAGCCGCCGACCGACTCCCAGGACGCATCGTATTGTTCGTTGTAGTCCTTGTCGGCCAACTGACGCTTCGCCGCGGCGATCTCACCGGGCTGGAGGATGTCGCTCGACGGCCAGCTAAACGACTCGATCTCAGGATCGCGATTGTCGCTCGGCAGTCCTCGTTCCCAGAACTCCTTAAAGTCTTGCGCGCCTGACCCGGTTCGCTTCGGAACTCCAATGCGGTCGCACCATCCCATGCGATCGGATAACGCCGGGCGAATCGTCAGGTCGAAAACGCCGGCCTTCTGATCACATGATTCATCGACGACTCCGCCATCCCAACCGACGCCTTCGGCACGCTCGGGCTTATCGAGTCCAAGGCAGAATAGCTTGGATCCGAAGCAGGTTGCGATGCTGAGTTCGCTTTCACTGATCAGCGGCGACCATGACTTAGGGACGAGTGCCTTCAGGCGTGGCCATGCGACTCGCTTCGCCTGATCGCGAGTCGGTAACGCATAGAAGTAAAGCGGGTCGTCCCATTCTTTCCTCATCTGCAGATACCAGACGACCTTGCGGCGTGCGAGCTCGGTCTTTCCTGAGCGACGACCGGCGACGACGGCCTTGAAGCGGGTCGGGCTTGTCCAATAGCGAGCTTGGTGCTGGTGGTAGCGGAGCGGAAACCAGGCTTTAGTAAGAAGGTCACTCATATTTCATCTGGTCTCGCGGGTCATATTCAACGCGAGGGGATTTCCGGTCACGCTCCCAAGCATTAAGGCCGTAATACTGACCGGCGCCAAAGAACCGATCCCGCTTATCCTTCACGACCCATAGCCGGTGAGCGAGGTCCGAGACGTCGCGCTCGAGGCTTGTGATCACCGCGATGTGATTGCGGCGGTCTCCATACCACGCAAACAGTACGGCGAGGACTGTGAGTAGCCAGAACAAGTCACGGATGCTGATCTTCATTTATAAAAACCCGTCCATAGTGAAGTCTTCGAGAGTTGGTTCAGCCGGCTGAGTCGGCTCGCTCCACTCGGCACCGCTCGACGCATCGAATGCCTCGGATGACTCGGCCGCCGGCGCTAGATCCGGCGTCTCAACAATCGGCGACTCTGCCGGCGGCTCCGTCGGGACGCTGGCGGCCATCTCGCGGGCGATCTGATCGAGCGGAACCTCGCATCCGAACGGTGATGACTCACTGCCGTCGATGATGTCAGGACGATGATCGTCAGATTGGTTCTGTGACTCCATCGCGATGATCGACCGCACTCCGATGCCGTTGGCACGCTCGCTTTGACTGTTCATTAGCTTCTGAGCGGTGATCAACGCCCGATCGAGAAAGGTTGCCTGACCGCCGGCAATCTTCTCCTGAAACTGATCGAGCGTAAGACCAGTCGGCCAACGCTTCGACTTGATCCAGCCGCTGCGAATGGCACGCTCGGTCAGACGGGCGTCACGCATCTCGCTGAGGCCGCTGTCTGCACGAACGTTGCGAGGTCCCCCGGACCCCCCGTCGTCATCCGGCGGATTATGATTTTCGAGCATGCAGTCGCCTGCGGATGGTTTTTGATCCGCTCATCGCAGGCCTTTCCCCAGAGAGTGGGCAGAGTTTTCCGAGAGCTACTAGCCGCAAATTATCAAAGGCAGTTCGCCTGACGCAAGCCCGGCACGTCGTATGCCTTGCCTGACCGGCGTCGCCCTGAGGAGGTAATTGAACATCGCGGCGGCCGAATTTGTCACATGGTGCAGGACAGGGTGACGTGTTTTATGACTACCAATCGAAGGCGTCTGATTTTGCGGCTGGCCGGCGTTTTGAACCCCGCCCCTTTGCGGCCTTTTGTTCGTCGGGCGAAGCCTGAGAGGCCGGAGCCGGTGCCTGAGGCTCGTCCGGCGGCGAAGCTGAGGCCGGTGTGCCGCGGCTATTTTGTGCCGACCCGATGATGCGAGGCCGCGGGTCGAAGTGCGGCTTGTACTCTATCGCACGGTCCGCGACTTCAGGGTAAAGCGGCTTTGATAAGGACGTCAGGAGTGCCTGCTGTGACCAGCACTCGTAGCAGAGGCCCTCGCTGAGCGAACGTAGCTCAGGGAGTACCGGGAGCTTTCGGCACCGAGGACATATCTCGTACGGGATCAACCTGATCGCCTCGGGCGGCATTGGGGTCGGTGTCAGCGGATAGTCGTTGCCTATTAGCCGGCGGGTTCTGGCATGAGCGTCAGTGAACGATGGCGTGATCATTTTGTGCCTCAGGCTTGTCGAAAATCGCGATATCACAAAGAACACCAAGCACAGTGAGGACGTCGGCCTTCGATATTTCACGCCAGCCGTCGCGGCGGTGACGCAGGACAGCCAGCTTCAGCCCATCGAAGGCATCCGCCATGTCATCTGGCAACTCGGGAAAAACAATAACTTCGGGACGCTGAGGAATCATCAGTAAATCCAAATTCCCGTCTTGTGATCGACTCCGAATGGGCAGTCGCGTCCGATCCGGATGTGCATATACGGCTCCATCCGATCGCCGCTGTAGAAGAAGATCAGGCCGAGTCCGGTTGTCATTGGGCACCTGCCAAGTGAGGAGGGATTGGCTGCGGTTCACTCTCTCCGTAGTTCGATGAAATATAAAGGACCGATCTGTTAGTCGTTACCTGGACGCCATATTTACCGCCCCGCTGCTCCCAATAATCATGAGCCAATTCTACGCTTTCTTCGATCAGCGAATCATCTTCAATTTGAGCGAGAACGATGTCGTGGTATCCGCTATAGCCAAGTCGATATGCGATTACCGTGATCATCTGCGTTTTCTCCTGAATCGTCGGTGCCGGACGCTGAGCGTCAGCTTCAATTGCCGTTGCCAGCCGTCCTGGGATGACCGATCGTGCCAACGCCTACGCCATCCGCCATTTGATCTTGTACCAATTTATTCGCTTGGCGTATAGGTTGGGGTCGTTACCATGCGGTTAGTTTTGGTAACCATCACCGTTTCAAAGGATATCAGGGCATGAAAACGAAATCGAAGCCGGCACCGAAGGCCCGTAAGTTGAGAGGCTATTTCGTCGACGTCACGGTTCGCGTCAGCCTATTTGCACGCGACAAATCCGCGGCGATGAGGGCCGCAGAAACAGCCGTTGATCGGTGCATGATGAATGGGAATCTAGAGATGTTTATTCAGAGTTCCAGGATTCACCTCGAAACCGACGAGTGATCCATGACGCTTGGGGTTGGTTCACTCACGGCCGGGACTGCCACCGGGCTTTCGCTTTGCGCCGGCGGGTGCCGCTCAGCCTTCTTCCCAGTGAACTTCTCGTACCTCATCACAATGACGTCGCAATACCGCGGATCGATTTCGAGGCCATAGCAACGGCGTCCCAATTGCTCGGCGGCGATGATCGTCGTGCCTGAGCCTAAGAACGGGTCGTAAACGTCGTCGCCCTTGTCGCCGTGATTGCGGATTGGCCGGGCCATGCACTCGATCGGCTTTTGGGTGCCGTGCTCGGTCTTGCCGTCGTCAACGTTCCCCTGCGTGCGGTGCATATTGGGAATCTCCCAAATCGTCGACTGCGTTCTATCACCACACCACTTCGCCGAGCCTCCTTGCCTCACAGCATAAAAAAGAGGCTCATGCATCCAGTGATAGTGACCGCGACCAATGACGAGCGAGCCTTTTTTCCAGATCAGCTGGCAGCGGACCGTGAACTTCGCGGCGTCTGACCCGGCCATAGCGGCGAGCGGGTCAACGGTTACGAGCAACTTATCGGCCTCGGCCTCAGTCACGTCGAGGACGAGCACCGGCCATTCGGTCTCTCCGTCAACGTCGGCCCGGCAGTGCCCGTCGATCAGCATCAGCGAGCCGTCCGGCATCTCACGAGCGAGCAGGGCGTCAGCGATGCCGATGTCAGCGAGCACTCCGCGGAGCGTGTTTTTCTGGGCGTCGCTGTGCGTCCGCCAGTTTTTTGGATTGGGCCTGATGTCCTTTGCCTTCACCCGGCGTAACTCTTTGATGCGGTCGCGGATTAACATTCGACGATCTCCCGATCGGGCCTTTATAGCTCATTGCCAACGTTGCGGATAGCGAATAGGATTTTAGGAATGAACCCGTCCAACAAAATCCAGGCGTTGCTCGACGGCCACCTCACAACCGGCGAGGCGGCGGCGTCACTCAGGCGAACGCGGCGGCTCATTCAAACGCTTTGCTCACGCGGTGCCTTCCCGAACGCCGTCCTGATCGGCCGGGAATGGTATATCCCCAAAAACGCCGTCGCCGAGCGGAAGCGCCAGCAAAAAGCGGCCAAATTGCCCAAGGGTGGACGCGGCGCAAAGGCGTACGCCGTCTAGACATGCGTGATTCGCATGTTTTTCTTTAGTTCCGGCGTTGCGTCAGGCGAATAGGTATTGTAGTGTGGTGTTCGTTCTGAACGTCACTGACCTATTCAAAGGAACCGCGATACCGACACCCGCAGCTATTGCGCTTACTTCGCATAGGTCACCGCCACTCACTCACTCACCAACTCACAAAGGACCCCGTCACATGGCATGCAAGATTTGCGGCGATACCAAGAACGTCATCTACCGCGACCGATCGATGATGTTCCTCTGCAACGCATGCCACCGGTCAACTCCGAAGAAGTACTCCTACGTCGCCTTCCTCTCAGCAACCGGCCTCACTGACTCGCCGACGGCTCGCGAGTTCTACGCCGACTACAAGGCGTCGACTCACGTGAGCGTCCGCGAATATTGGGCGGCTTGTTCGGCCGCCTGATCACCGTCACCACTCATCACAAAGGAACCTGACCGTGAACGTTGGAACTAAAGTCTGGTGGCAAACGCTCGATGATCACATGCTGCCTGACGTCGAGTTTGGCGTCATTAAGAAAATAGCCGACGGCGGCGATACCGTCCTGATCACGCGGGACCGCTCGTTCGTGAAGCGAGGCGGAGTCGAGGTCGTCGACCGCAAGACGTCGCACCTGAACCTGAGTCACGAGGAGGCCGTCAACGCGGCGATCAACCTATGCCGTCAGCGGGCGTCGAAACTGAATGCCAAAGCGAAGCGGCTTTCCAAGCGACTCGCATCGAAAGGCGGTGCCCGGTGAAACCCATCTGCGTCAAATGCCGACGCTTCTTTCGGCCGTTCCGGACCGGCGTCAGGTTCGTCGAAGGGATGCCGGACGGTGCTGGCCTCACCAGCTGGTCGCCCTACAAGCTGTGGTGCGGTGACCTTTGGCGGTGCCCTGACTGCAACGCTGAGGTCATCGTCGGAGTCGGCTCGCGTCCGATCAGCGAACACTTTATGAAAGGCTTCGCTGAGGCGACGGCCGCGGCGTATGAATTCAACGGACGTGAACTTATCCAGATCGACGACTGCTAACCACAAAGGAGACCGTCAGTGACGAACGAACGATTCCAGTTTTGGTTCGCCGTTATTCCTCCCGCGATTATGACCGGCGGATCGGCGTGTTTTGCATACGCAGGAAATTGGAACTTGTCATTCTGGGTTTTGGCGGTGGAGACCGTGATCATCCTCGTCGACTGCAAGGTCAACCTGATGAGGCTTAAATGATCACCAACCTCCAGGCCCTGAAACCAGGCACGCCGTTTCGCCTCCGCGAGATGCCCGAGCTGCGAGGCGTCCTGG